CTTTAATCCAAAGTTTCATGTTGTTTTCCCACTCATCTGCGATTTTCTTTCGAGCCGTCTCAGACAGTTGTGGGGTGACGACGAGGTTTTTGACATTGTCCGTAAATTCTTTTTGGACTTTGTAGAGCGACGTGTCGAAAATGGATGACGCTTTCAGCTTGTCGGCAATTTCTTCCGGCAATATCTGCGCGAGCTGTTTGTCCAACCCGGCAATTTTTGCGCGGAACATTCGGTCACTCGCGGCCACGAGGACTCGATACTCTTGAGGTAAAGACGATAATGGGAGTTTGAACGTCCCTGTTTTTCTGTCCCATCGCGCGCCTAATGCTTTGAGTTCTTTCGAAACCGAAGCATTAAATCGTCCACTAAATTGTCCCCGATAAAACGTCACTCGTCCAGAGCGCAAAGCATCGCCTAACCAATCTTTTGCATTGGTGACTCTTGTTGCAGGAAAGCCGAGTGATTTCATTAGTGGGGCGTAGAGTTCTTTGCGCCATAGATCACGAACGGTTTTTTCGAGCCGTTCGTAGTCCTCGCTTGTTTCTTTGATAGGTGGTAACATAATCACCTTTTGTTTGCTCGCCATATACCACCAATTATTTTTTGAGTTTAACCCAACCCGCTTGCTTCGCAGCCTCGTGAGAGTTGTAAGGAACGACTGCGTCTTTCGTTCGGCCTTTCTCGGTACTGATTAAGATGAACTCGCGCTCGCCCTTCACGTACCTGTAGTTGCCGATGTAAACGCCTTTACGCTTTTTATGCTTCCATTTCTTGCAACGCATTTTGCTCACCCCCGAATACACGTTTGCGCCAATTGATTTCGAGTCGAATGTCCCGGTAAAGCTGTTCGAGCAAACTCACGTTCTCCGTTTTCTGCCGGTGATAAAGTTTGATTCGAAAATCGCGAGCCGTGTCCTTGTCGAGCCACGGGTCGCGAAGGGCTTCACTGATTTTCTTCTCGACTATCGCTTTCTGCATCGTTAGATCGACAAACCCCACTTTCATTTTCTACCCCTTCCTTTGGCAACAACTGCGCCGTCTCAGCTTCGTTTTCGTTTGTTACGAACACTACTCCGCCGGGCATTGCCATTGCCTTTTTGTACTGTTCCGCTTCCTTTAGACTTATGAACCTCGGTAGCATCGGTAGGTGACACGCTTTGAACTTCCTTCCCGACTTGCATGGACATGGCGAGTTCCTTGGCAGCTTCCGCAGCGGATTCTCCGTGTTCCCCTTCGCCGGAACCATTGTCATTCTCGACATTCGGTTCCGCTGCGCTTGTTCTATCCTGTAGTCCTCGCGACTCCTCGCCACTTTCTTCTTTAATGTTGTAGGCTTGGTTGTAGAGGTGTTGGTTTGGCGAGTTGGCAGCCGCATTGATTGCGGCGACGTCGCCGCGTTGTCGTTGGTTAAACTCTTCTCTTTGTCGTTCGGCATGAGATTTTGTCCTTTCGTGTCTTTTATCGTCGTGTTGGTATTTCTCTAATTTGTTGTCGAGCGTGCGAATGGCGATACCGAGCGACTGCGCTGTCTGCGTTTTGTTACTTCGAAAGTGCCTGTAGGCTGCGAGTATAACTTGTCTTTCGACATTTTCGAGCGTTACGCCCGGTGACCAATTAACTGTATTAAACATTGAATTTACCCCCGTGTTTTTTATAGAACCATACTACAAATTGCCATTTCTCAGTCCCGAAGGCGTCTTGCGATGCCTTGCGAGCTTTCTCCCATAGACCAGAGTCGACAGGATTTTTAAAGAACTCTTCTCGCCTTTTATCAATCCAACCGTCACCGCCGTCGGCTGCATAAGAGGCACGGTCAAACGCCGCACTGTTTTTGGTCTTTACCGCAAGTGCGCGCTCTAATGATTGAGCGGTGTTGAACATTTTCAAAACTATGTCGTTCGCAGTCTTTGGCTCCGGCGGCATTTTCCCTTTTGGTGCAGGCGTAGGAACGGAAACACTTCCGCCCTCTTGCGTTGGAACCTCTTGTTCGAGGTCTTCGCCTTCCGTTAGACCGGCAACGTCCGGGTCGTCCGGGTTCAACTCTTCGCCTGCGTTGTCGAGAGTAATAGGCAACAGCTTGTCTTTGTTGCAGCCTTCACGAAATTCGAAACGTGTGATTTCGCCGCGCTCTTTTGCTTGTAGCAATCGAGTGAACTTTCCGTTCTTGACGTTTTCCTCTTGCTCCGAGTTCATTACTCGAAGTGGCTTAAACGTGATTTTTAAATCGTCCGGCACGAACCCGTAGAGCTTTTGGCACTTAATACGAATCATTGTGATAACGTGCCACTTCACTTTTGTTCGCACTTCCGACTCAACCATTCCGTTGTAGACTTCAATATCGTCCTCGCCGGAGTTAAAGCCCGCTGCACTAATGCCGAAGAGCTTCGTTAGCGGCATTCTCATGTCACTTGCGATTTGCATTCGGATGCCTGTCATTGTCTCGGCCAAACCGGAGAATGAGAGTTGCTTGTGGTCGAAGTCGTCTTCGCTGTCCATTACAACAGCGTTTTGATAGTTCTTTTGCCAATTCGCAAGCTGCACTCTTTGTCTGATTTTCTCCGCGCCGTCGCTACTTAAGAGTGAGTCGGTTAGGTTCTTGATTTTGTAAACGTCGAGCTTGAACTCGTCGAGGACTTCATACCCGAGGTTGTTCGACTTTAAGTATTGGTTGAGCGAGCGCACCAATTTCTCAGTGATTGAAAAGCCCCAACCGCGAAGTCGTGGTCGGATGAAACTTGGAGCCGTTAAACCGTTGAGCCGCAAAACTCTTGAATGGTGAAGCTCGACCCCATAGTAACTGTAGAACTCGGTTTCTTCGTCTTCAAGGTTTGGCCCGTAGCCTTCGGTGTTTTGTCTATCGCTGTAGAGTTCCCACATATCGACAGCGCGGAAAGTGAGCGGCGTATCTTTGTCGATTGCGTCCATGTCGAGCGGAGTTGAGGGGTCTTGATCGGTGATAATGATAATGCCCGCACCACCAAATAGTCTGTTCCATTTGGCAGCTTGCGCGGCTTCGATTAAGTCGTCGTCGAAATCAAGCGCCGACTGTAAGTCTTCGATTTGGTCTTCGTCTAGTTGCTTTGAAGTGATTTCGACTCCGCCCCTAAAAGCGTCGTCAACGGGAACGTCGACAAGTGTCTGAATCAATCCGATTTCGACGTAGGCTTCCGATAGCACTTGGCGGAAGTTCGAAACGAGATACCAGCGAAGACTCTTAAAGATTGTGCCGACATTTGAGAGTTGTTCGGTTCCGGGCACGCCTTGACTGAACGGGAAGCCCGCTGTTGTCGTATAACCGAGTGACACTGCAAGGCTGTTTGCATACGGGTCTTTACCGCGCTGTTCTTCCAAAGTTATGTTGTTTTTCTTCGCTACTTTCGTTGTGTTCTTGGTTGCCATTTCTTCCCCTCACTGATTTTTAAAGTACGTCTAGGATTGAGCTGCCGCCCGCCATTTCATTAAATGCGCCCGATAGTGTATCGACTATGTCATCGTGCGCGCCGTCCGGGAAATTTTCAAGCTCGGAAAAGAACGCCTCATTCCACGAGCCACGCAACACCTTTATATTGCGTGCCTCGCATTGCGCCGAAACCGGCTTTGCCCGCACAACTTTGTTTTTCGTCGGCTTCGCGACTTTGACCGAGAAGCCCTGCAATAACTTTTTGAATCGAGCTGCGTCGGCCACTCCCGCACTGCCGGGGTCTTGTTCGCCCCATACCGTTGTGAATTGTCCGTCGTAGCCCGCTGTTGCTCTTACTAACTTTTCGACTTCGCCCGGTGTGTCTCTGCATGAGCGAAGGTCTGCAACAACGAATGTTCCGTCTTTGTATTTGAGCAACTTCAAGCCACGCGTCCAATCGGGGTCCGGGTTTGCTTCGCTCGGTTTCGTTGCAGCTCGGTCCCAATAACGAACGGCTCCAATCTGCCCGGCGGGAATAGCGTCGATAACGTCGAACCATTCTCGCTGAAAAAGAGTTCCCGCAGTGACTCTCACATTCCA